GCCTTTAATTGGTGCGGACGAAATTGTCTCAGGGGGGGATCAAAACCAGGTGAGGGGGGGCTCCGCCGCCTGGCCGGCCAGCAATCCGGAGGCCCGGCCGCTCGCCAGCCTGAAGCCGCGGGTGGGAAATCCGCGGACACACTCGACCGAGCAGGTGGAGCAGATCGCCGCCGCGATTCGGGAGTGGGGATGGACGAACCCGATCCTGATCGAGGAGGACGGCACGATCATCGCGGGCCACGGGCGGTGGATCGCCGCCCAGACGCTGGTCGGCCAGCACGCCATCGAGAACGTGCCCTGCATCATTGCCCGCGGCTGGACGAGCGCGCAGATCCGCGCCTACGTCATCGCCGACAATAAGCTGCCCGAGAACGCCGGGTGGAACGAGGAGCTGCTGCGCGCGGAGATCACCGCCCTCGAGGCCGACGATTTCAACCTCGATCTGATGGGCTTCTCCGACCAGGAGCTAGACGCCCTGTACCCGGAAGACAAACCGAAGGTCAACGCTGACGCGGAGACCGAGGCGCCGGCGCTGCCAGGCCGGGCGAAGACGCGGCTGGGGGACGTGTGGATCTGCGGGCCGCACCGGGTGATGTGCGGAGACTGCCGCGACGGGGATGCCGCGAAGCGCCTCCTGGCCGGCAGCCACCTCGACCTGATCTGGACCGACCCGCCATACAACGTCGCGTACGAGGGCGGGGCCGGCACGATTCAGAACGACGCCAAGCCCGACGAGCGCTTCGCCGCCCTGTTGAAGCGGGCATACAGGACCATGTTCGAGAGCCTGGTGCCGGGCGGTGGGATCTACGTGGCGCACGCGGACACCGAGGGGCTGAACTTCCGGCGCGAATTCGTGGCCGCTGGCTTCTACCTGAGCAGCTGCCTGGTCTGGAAAAAGAACGCCATGGTGCTGGGACGCAGCGACTACAACTGGCAACACGAACCGATCCTCTACGGGTGGAAGCCGGGCGCCGCGCACCGCTGGTATGGGGAGCGGAACAAGACGACGATTCAGGAGTGCGAGGGCCAGCCCTTCGAGGAGATCGAGCCGGGCACGTACCTGATCCAGGTGGGCGAGCGGGCCCTGATCGTGAAGGGGGAGAACCTCACGGTGGCATCGGCGCCGGGCTCGGTCTTCATCGAGAACAAGCCGAGCCGGAGTGCAGAGCACCCGACCATGAAACCGGTACCGCTGGTGGAGAGGATGATCCTCAACAGCACGAAACCGAAGGACAAGGTCGGTGACTTCTTCGGCGGCTCCGGCACCACGCTGATCGCGGCGCACAAGGCCGGGCGCATCGGCTACCTCATGGAACTGGATCCGAAATTCGTCGACGTGATCGTCGGCCGCTGGGAGAAGTACGCCGGGCAGCCGGCCATCCGAGAATCCGACCGCGTGATGTTTGCGAGGGCGAAGAGCGATGCAGGGCAGGAAGAGAAAGCCAACACACCTCCGGGTGCTTGATGGCACCGCGGGCAAGGCCAGGCATGCGACGCCGGATGAGCCGCAGCCGGAAGGCGACCTCAAGGTGCCGCCGCATTGGATGACGGAACGACAGAAGGACCTCTGGCGCTGCGCGCTGGCGACCGTCCCGCCCGGGCTGCTGCGCGAGTTGGACTCGTCCTGTTTCGTGGTGTGGGTGGTCGCGAGCGATGCACATTCGGAGGCCGCCCAGAAGGTGGCGCAGTACGGGCAGATGGTGAAGAGCCCGGTGAACCAGACGCCGATGCAGAGCCCGTACGTTTCCATCATGAACAAGCAGGCCATGCTCATGCTGAAGGCAGCGAGCGAGATGGGCTTCACGCCTAGCAGCCGAACCCGTGTCAAGATCGAAAAGAAAAAGCCGGGTGCCGGCAGTGCGTTCGGGGACCTTAAATCCCTCAGCGACGAGTGAGCCGAACTACACCGCGATCGCGATCGACTATGCCGAGGCGGTCATCGCCGATCGCAAGGGGGAGTGGACGGGCAAGCTGCTGCGCCTGGCCGCCTCGAGGTTCCTGAAGGACCTGCGCCGATCGCTGCGAAAGGAACCGCCCTTCGTGTTCAGCACGAAGAGAGCCAATGCCCACTGCCGCTTCGTCGAGAACCTGCCGCACGTTGAAGGCGAGTGGGCCACCGAGAACATCGTGCTCGAGCCGCCTCAGATCTTCTTCGTGGTGCAGCTGTTCGGGTTCAGGAAGCACGACGGCAGCCGCCGGTTCAGCGAGGCCGTCTACGCCACCGCACGCAAGAACGCGAAGACCACCCTGGCCGCGGCCATCCTCGCCAGCTGCCTCTGCCTCGAGCGGGAGAACGGCGCGCAGATTATTAGCGCGGCCACCACCGGCAGCCAGGCCCGCATCGTGTGGAAAATCGCCAAGGCGATGATCGATCGGCGCCCGGATCTGCGGGCGGTGTTCGACATTGAGACCTTCGCCAACAGCATCGCGCGCTACGACACCGGCTCGATGTTCAAGCCGATCAACAGCAAGGCATCCACCCAGGACGGTCTGAACCCGAGCCACACGAACCTCGATGAGGTCCACGCGCACAAGAACAGCGATCTGCTGAACGTGCTGCGCTCGGCCGCCGGCGCCAGGCGCAACCCGCTGTGGCTTTACACCACGACCGAGGGGTACGAGACCCCGGGGCCCTGGCCGGAATTGCGCGACTTCGGCAAGCGGGTCCTGCAGGGAGTGGTCGAAGCGGACCACCTCCTGGCCGTGCTCTGGATGCTCGATGACGAGGACGACGAGTACGACGAAAAGAACTGGCCGAAAGCGAACCCGCTGATCTACGTGAACCCGATCATCCGGACCGAGATGCGCAAGATCGCAACGGCCGCCCAGAACATGCCGAGCACCGCGGCGGAGTTCCGGATCAAGCGGTGCAACCTCCCGGCGGCCAGCGCGAAGGCATGGGTGAAGCTGAACAAGTGGAACCGCTGCTCGGCGGTGCCCGACCTGCAGGCCCTGCGCGAGGCGCCGTGCTGGGGGGGCCTCGACCTTGCGAGCACCACCGACATGACCGCCTGGCGCCTGGTCTGGTACCTCGAGAAGCGATGGTACACGTGGGGACGGTACTGGGTGCCCGACAGCCAGGTGCGCCAGCGCACCGAATCGAACCGGGTGAATTACGCCGGCTGGGTAGGGGCAGGACTGATCCAGCAGACCGACGGAGACATCACCGATTACGATCGCATCGAGGCCGACGTGGTGGCCGATTGCGCCATGTTCAACCCGCGCAAAATTGCCTACGACCCATGGAACGCCACCCAGCTGGTGACGCGGCTACAGAACCAGGGCCTGGAGTTGGAGATATTCATTCAGGGCGCACGCAGCTATCATCCCGCCATGCAGGCCCTCGAGGTCGCCTACACCAAGGGCAACTTCAGTCACGGCGGCAACCCGGTCCTGCGGTGGAACGCTGCGAATCTTGTGCCGAGGTATGACGTGAACATGAACATGGCCCCGGACCGCAAGAAGAGCGCCGACAAGATCGACGGGATGGTCGCCCTGCTGATGGGCATGGGAGTGGCAGTGCGCGAGGTCGAAGAGAACGACGATGCCGCGGGCTTCTTCGCGAAGCCGGTGGTCGCACATGGCCGGTAGGACAGCCGCCCGCACCGCGGGCCTCCCGAACCTCGTCAACCCCAACGGGCATGAGATGGTCAAGGCCCTGACCCCGGGCCGCTTCGTGCAGAGCACCCGGAAGAAGGACGGTTTCTGGTTGCCCGTGTTTACCTCGTTCCCCTTCCGCCGGGCCGGCGGGTGGATGCGATCGATGTTCGGGATCCAGGCGGTGGGCCCGGTCAACAGCGCGCAGAGCTACGGCGGGGTAACGATCACGCCGGAACTGTCGATGATGCTCTCGAGCGTCTGGGCCTGCGTCGGCCGGTACCAGAAGACGATCAGCACGCTGCCCCTGCACCTCATGCGGACCGTTGGAAGCAACAGCGCGGAGGCATACCGAGCCCACCCGTTGTACCGCGTGCTGCACGACCAGCCGAACAGCCAGCAATCGGCGGTCGCCTTCTGGCAGGGATTCGTCGGGCAGTTCATGACCTGGGGCATTGGCGCCGCGGTGAAGCTGAAGATCGGCAACCGGGTGGTGGGGTTGAAGCCCCTGCTTTCCGCGTACATCACGGTCTACCTGGACGACCAGGATCGGCTGCGGTACCACTACGCGCCAGGCGGAGCACCCGACAGCGAGCGCGACTACGCGGCAGATGAACTGTTCGTGGTCCTGGACCGGACCATGGACGGGTACGCGCCCCTTTCCCGGATCCAGTACGCGGCCAATTCCATGGGGGTGGCGATCGCCGGCGATCGCGCGGCCAGCCTGGCATTCAAGAACGGGCTGCGGGCGAGCGGCATCCTGACCATCGGCAGCTGGCTGAAGCCCGACCAGCGCGAGGCCTATCGGGACAAGGTGAACGAGTTCGTCGGCACCGGTACCGGGGACGGCAACGATAAGCAGTTCGGGGTTTTCGTCGCGGAAAATGCAACGAAGTTCGATGCGATCAACATCAAGCCCCAGGACCTGGAACTGCTGTCGAGCCGGCGCTTCTCGATCGAGGACATCTGCCGCTGGTACGACATCCCGCCGATCCTGATCAGCCACAGTGCCGAAGGGCAGACCATGTGGGGAACCGGGGTGGAGCAGATCATCCTCGGCTGGTTGAAGCTGGGCCTGGCCCCGGTGCTCACCACGATCGAGAAGGAGATCTGGCGGCAGCTGCTACCCGAGGACGAGAAGGCCGGCGGGGTCTTTGCGGAGTTCAACCTCGAGGGGCTGCTGCGTGGCGACAGCGCCGCACGGGCGAGCTTCTGGAGCCAGATGCTGCAGAACGGCGTGTACACCCGGAAGGAGGCGCGCGAGCGCGAGAGCCTGCCGGAGATCCCAGGCAGCGACGAACTGACCGTGCAGTCCAACATGACGCCACTGAATCAACTGGGTAATAATCCCGCCGCCGGTGGCCAGGCCGTGCGCAATGCCCTGCGTGAATGGCTGAAGGAGAACGACGATGGCGCTCAAGCGAAAGACCCGTGACTTCGGCCTCGAGGTAAAGGACGTCAGCGAGGCCGGCCAGTTCTCCGGATACGCCAGCGTTTATGACACGATCGACAGCTACGGTGAGGTAGTCGCCCCGGGCGCCTTCGCCGCGAGCCTGCGGGACTGGAAGGCCAAGGGCCGCTTCCCGCCCGCCCTCTGGCAGCACGACCGCACCCAGCCGGTGGGCCCGTTCACGAAGATGGAAGAGGACGCCAAGGGACTCTACGTCGAGGGCAAGCTGCTGGTGGACGACGTGCAGCGCGCACGCGAGGCGCGTGCCCTGATGCAGGCCGGAGCGATCAGCGGCATGAGTATCGGGTTCGATGTTGTCGTCGAGGAGTACGACAGCAAGGCGAAGCTGATCACGCTGAAGGAAATCAACCTCTGGGAGGTTTCCATCGTCACCTTCCCGGCAAACAAGGAAGCCCAGATCGAGGCGGTGAAGAGCCTCATGGATGACATACGTGATGGCCATGGCCTACCATCGCTAAAGCAATTCGAGGGGTTCCTGCGTGAGGCAGGCTTCTCAAACTCCCAGTCCAAGGCGATCGCCAGCAAGGGACTGGGGCCGCTCCTTCGCGAGGTCGAGAGCGGGGACGACGAGACGATCGACGTGAAGTCGATACTCGACGAGCTGACCCAGGCGAGTGCGTCCCGTCCCATCACCATCGAGGATTTACGAACATGACTCCACAAGAACGCGACGCCCTGATGCAAGGCATCAAGGGCCTGCTGGCCGAGAAGGCCAGCGAAGCCAATGCTGTGATGATCGCCCTGAAGGAGGACGTCGCCAAGTACGGCATCGAACAGGAAGCCCGCAAGTCGGCCATGGCCGATATCAACGTGGCCGTCCAGAAGCTGGTCGGCCAGATCACCGACCTCGAGCAGAAGTGGGCCGAGTCGCAGATCCGCATGGCAGGCCGCGGTGGCGAGCTGAGCGCCGGCGAGCAGTTCATCAAGTCGGAAGAGTTCGTCGCCTACGCGAAGAATGCCCCGTCGCATGGCCGCTCCTCGAGCAACAAGTTCCGCCTGAAGACGATCACCAGCCTGGACGGCAGCGGTGCCTCGGGCATCTGGTCGCAGCGCCTCCCGTCGGTGGTGCAGCCGAACCTGATGCCGCTGACCATCCGCCAGCTGCTCGGCGCCGGCCGGACCAACTCCAACCTGATCGAGTGGATCAAGGAGAACGTGGTCACGAACAACGCCGACGTTGTTTCGGAGGGCGCACTGAAGCCGGAGTCGAACATCACGTACACCCGTGATGACGTGCCGGTGCGGACGATCGCCCACTGGATCCGGGCAACGCGCCAGGTGCTGGCCGACTTCCCGCAGCTGCAGAGCCTGATCAACGGGCGGCTGACCTACGGCCTGAAGCTGGTAGAAGAGAACCAGCTGCTGCTGGGCGATGGCATCGGGGAGAACATCCTCGGCCTGATCCCGCAGGCGACGCCCTACAACACCACGCTGAACCGCGCCGACGACACGATGATCGACATCATCCGTCACGCGATCCTGCAGGTGGCCCTGGCCTACTACCCCGCCGACGGCGTGGTGGTGACGCCGACCGACTGGCACAACATCGAACTGACGAAGGACAACGAGAACCGCTACATCATGGCGTCCCCTGCCGGCAACCTGCCTGCAGTGATCTGGGGCCGGCCGGTGGTGCAGGCTTACTCGCTGCCCGCCGCCCAGTTCCTGGTGGGTTCGTTCCAGATGGCAGCAACCGTGTTCGACCGCGAAGATGCCGCGATCATGGTGAGCACCGAGGACCAGGACAACTTCGTCCGCAACCTCGTCACCATCCTGTGCGAGGAGCGCCTGGCCCTGGCGGTCAGCCGGCCCCAGGCATTCGTGCACGGCAGCTTCCCGAGCGGCAGCACGACCTGACCTGACTGATGGGGGAGTGCATCCCCGCGAAGAGACGCTGCTCGATCAGCGTCCGAGGAGAGGGCCCGGGAAACCGGGCCTTTTCTTTTGGGCCTTTGATTTGTGCGCGCCGCGCAAGTACATTCGTCCCGTGGAAATCATCGCACTACGCACATGGGACAGCCGCGACTACGGCCTGGTGCGCACCGGCCTGAAGCTGACCGTGGCCGAGCAGTACGGCAGGGAGGCCATCCGCAAGGGGCTGGCGAAGCTGCACGTGCCGACCGACATGGAACAGGCCCCGCGCAACATCGCCCACGACCGGGCCCCGCGGGAGGCCGATCGGCCGGGCCCTCCGGGCGCCGGCCCGGCGAGGCCCGGCCGGGCCGCTGGGTCGGCGAGAAGTTCCTCGGGCCGCCGCCGGGCGGTGGACGGGCGCGACAGTCGTAGTCGCCGCCTCCGGGCCCAGCCTCACGAAGGAGGATCTGGAGTTCTGCCGGGACAAGGCCCGGGTGATCGTCATCAACGCCAGCTTTAAGTTGGCCCCGTGGGCAGACGTCATGTACGCCTGCGATTTCCGCTTCTGGCAGCAGTACATCGCCCAGGTGCGCGCGAGCTTCCGGGGCGAGCTGTGGTCGGTGGCCGAGCACGCCCAGCATCAGTTCGGCACGTACTGGATCCGGCACGCCGGCGGGCCAGGCTTCTGCACGGAACCCGACACGATCAACGGCGGAGGCAACAGCGGGTACCAGGGCATCCATCTGGCGGCCACCTTCGGCGCGACGAGGATCATCCTGCTGGGCTTCGACATGCAGCGCACCGGTGGCAAAGAGCACTGGCACGGCAAGCACGAAGGAAACCTTCCTAACGGCATGGGCTTCACGCGCTGGATGCATGCGCTCGATGGGTTGTACAAGGACCTGCGATCGCGCGGCGTGGAACTGATCAACTGCAGCCGAGACACCGCCTGGCGCACCGCACCGCGCATGACGCTGGACGAAGCCTTTGCAACTTAGGAACCCCGCCAACGTTGTCGCCTGCGTGCTGAAGAGCGGGGAGTTCAAGCCGCGCGCCGATCGACCCTACAAGGTCCGGTACGGGCCAGAGCACGTGCAGTGGTTGCAAGCCCAGTTCCAGGAGAAGGCATCGATGATGGGGCGCTTTGTGTGCCTTTCCGACATCGACGTGCCAGGCGTGGAGACCATCCCGCTGCAGGATGACCTGCCGGGATGGTGGAGCAAGATGGAACTGTTCCGGGTCTTTCGCCGCGTGGCATACGTCGACCTCGACACAGTGATCATCGGCGACCCCTCGCGATACCTCTTCCAGAACGAGAAGCGCTTCATGGTGTCGACCGGTATCCACATCCTGAGATACGGCGCGATCAACACCAGCCTGATGGCGTGGGACGGGGACTATCGCTGGGTGTACGACCGGTTCATGCAGGACCCGCGGAAGGTGATGGAGAGCTACGTGACCCAGTGCCACTGGGGTGATCAGGGCTTTCTGAAGGACGTCGGCCGCAACCGCATCCACTTCGTGCGATTCCAGTACAAGTACCCAGGCTGCATCCTGAATTACAAGCGGGACTTTCTGACCCCACGACCGACGAAGAGCGGATCGATTGGGGTGTGGGGCCAGGTGCCGCTGATGAAGGACTGGCAGCGCCAGCCCCGCGTGGTGTTCTTCAACGGAGCCGGAAAACCATGGGACTACGAGGAGACCTGGATCCCGCCGCTGCACGCGAAGGAACCGTGCGCCGCCTGATCTACCAGGTGGCGGTGGGCGAGGTGCCACCCTTCTACCGGCCGTGCATGGCGTCCGTGCAGCAGTACGCCCAGCGCATCGGCGCCGACTACATCGCGCAGACCGAACCGATCATGCGGGTGGTGCCGAAGAAATCGCAGAGGAGCGAGCGCGCCCTGCGGCTGGGGTACCTGCCGATATTCGAGAAACAAGCCGCCTTCGCGCACCTCGGTGAATACGATGCGATCGCCATCGTCGACGCCGACATTCATGTCATGCCGAACGCGCCTGATATTTTCGAGGCCGCCGGAGCCGCGGACTTCGCCGGCGTGCTCGAGCGGGACCTTCCGCTGCTGGCGCAATACGAGCGCAAGCTGATCCAGTACAGCGAGCAGCAGTACCGGCCGCTCGCCCAGGAGGTCGACTGGCTGTGGAACAAGCTGGGCGCCGCCTTTTACAACATGGGCCTGATGGTCTTCAGCCGAGGCATGCTGCCGTACCTGCGCGGGCAGACCCCGCAGGAGTTCATCGCGCGGCCTGAGTTTGAACGCTTCGTGAACGGGGTCGGCGGCTGGCGCTGGAGCACCGACCAGACGCTGATGAACTACTGGGTGAAGGCCACCCGCATGAAGACCACGAACCTACCGTGGCGGTGGAACGCCCTGTACAGCTACCTGAAACCCGAGGCCCTGGAGAAGGGGCCCTTCTTCGTTCACTTCAACCTGGCCGCCAACTTCCCGCAGAAGGGCGCCGAGATCCCCACGATCATCAAGAGGCTGACCCAATGCGCGCCTTCGTCATAACCCTCCACGGCAACAGCTACAGCGAGGCCGCCGCCGGACGCTGCGCCGCATCGGCCGCCCGGCACGGAATCGAGGTCACCGCCTGGCGCGCGGTGTCGCCGGAGACCGCGAACCTTACGATGGAGATGAACGGCCTCAAGTGGACCTGGGCGAACGACAACACATCGGTCGCGCGCTGCCCCACCACCGGCCTGCGCCAGCACCCCTACAAAACCGCGGACCAGCGCATGCGGATCGGCTGCTCCATGTCGCACTACCTGCTGTGGGAGAAGTGCGTGAAGCTGGCCGAGCCCATCCTGATCCTCGAGCACGACGCGGTGGTGCTGCGCCCGCTGCCGCAGATCCCGTACATCGGCAGCGCGGTGATGATCAACGACCCTCGAGGCGCCACCCCGAACGGGGACAAGTGGGCGGCAGCGATCGGCGCGAAGGGCCCAGGGATCCACGCGAAGACGGTGATCTTCGATGACGAGCGCCCCGACGGGCTGGCCGGCGGATCCGCGTACATCATCGCCCCGCATGCAGCCGCCGCGGCCATGGCCGCCTTCAAGCACCTCGGGGTGTGGCCGAACGACGCCACCCTCTGCCGCCAGATCATCGGCGGGCTGCGGGAGTGCTTCCCCTTCGTGACCTGCGTCAGGGCGGACAAGTCGATGGCCGGAGGTTACTGATGCACCCGGCGAGCATGGAACACATGCGCCGGCTGAGGCGCGAGCACATGGGCTACCTCAAGGCCCTGCCGGCGCCCAGGATCTGCGATGACGGCGGACTTGCCACGGCGCCGGAGAAAACATACCGCCGGCTGTTCGAGGACCTGCCGGGCCTCGAGTGGTGCTGCTGCGACATCCTGCCGCACCCGACCGTGACCCACGTGAAGCCGGACCCCTTCACCCTGCCCTTCGACAGCGGCAGCTTCGACCTGGTCGTCTCGGGCCAGATGCTCGAGCACTGCCGAAACCCCTTCCGCGCCGTGAACGAGATGCGCCGCGTGCTGAAGGTGGGAAGCCTGCTGGCCGTGATCGTCCCCAGCACCGGGCCGAGGCATGACGCCCAGGACGGCTGGCGCTTCATGGACGATGCCTTCCGGTTCATTGCGGCCGAGGTCGGCGGGCTGCAGACGATCGTAGACTTCATCGATCGCAGCAACAGCATGGAAACGCGGGCCGGCAAGTGGCACGACCACGTGTGGCTCGCCAGGAGAACCGCATGAAGGTGTACGAGTACCCAAGCTACGAGGCATACGTGGCCGCCCAGAACGAGGCCAATGCCGAGAAGATCAGCAACGTCTGGGTGATGCGAGAGACCATCGAGGAGATCTGGCGCCGGGTGAAATATCCGGTGCGGCGCATTCTCTGCCACGGCACGCGCAACGGCGCGGAGCAGAAGCTGCTGCAGCATTTCTTCCCGACCGCCAACATCATCGGCACGGAGATCGCCGACACCGCCGGGCAGTTTCAGAACACGGTGCAGCATGATTTCCATAAGCCCAGGGCGGAGTGGCTGGGGCGCTTCGACATCGTGTACACAAACTCCTGGGACCACGCCTACGACCCGCGCCTGGCGCTGCAGACATGGCACCGCCAGCTGGCATGCGGGCGGTGCCTGTTCCTCGAGCACGCGCCTGACAACGTTGCGCGGCCATGGGATCCGGTGGAGATCAGCGGGCCGGAGATCGTGGCCATGCTCCAGGAGGAGGGGTACCTGGTGCGCGGGCAGTTCAACAGCCGCGGCTGCGGCAAGCACCCGAGCGTGATCTACATCGCCGAACGGCCGGAGTGGAAGCCGGAATGAAAGCCTACGTTGTGACGCTGATGAACCTGCCCGAATCGGTGGCCGTGGCGAACCGGGCCGTTGCCTCGGCGGTCGCCTTCGGCCTCGACGCCCAGCACCGGCCAGGGGTGTGGAAGACCGAGGCCCTGGAAGAGCTAGACCGAGACGGGCTGAAGGTCGGAACCTGGGACACCAGCTGGTCGCAGACCGAAGCGGTGGTAGGCAACTTCGTCGCGCAATACCGGATCTGGTGGGAGATCGCCCACAGCGAGGAGCCTGGCATCATCATGGAACACGACGCCGTGGTGGTGGCGAAGATTCCCGAGATCCCGCCAGGGCACGACATCGTGACGCTGGGCAAGCCGAGCTTCGGCACGTTGAGGCCCAGGGTGATCTGGGGCTTTCACCCGCTGTTCTCCACCGGTGACAAGATCCCCGGCGCCCACGGCTACTACCTGAGCCCGGACGGCGCGGGGCTGCTGGTGGCCGCGGCCAGCCGGTACGGAGCCGAGCCGGTGGACAAGTTCATCTGCCCGCAACGCTTCCGGATCTGGGAGTACTACCCCTGGCCGATCGAGGCCCACGACAGCTTCACGACCATCCAGCGCGAGAAGGGGTGCCGCTCGAAGCACAACTGGGGCCTGAAGTACCGGATCATTTCATGAGCACCACCTTCGTGACCGTCCTGCGCGCCGGCGGGGACTTCCTCCCCGAGCACGTCCAGGCCATGGCAGAGCACGTCCCAGGGCTGATCTGCCTCGCGGACCAGCCAGTGCCAGGGGTGGAGACCCGGCCCCTGCAATACGGCTGGAAGGGCTGGTGGGCGAAGATGGAAGCCTACGGGCCGAGCATCACCGGCGACATCCTGATGCTCGACCTGGACACGATCGTGCGCAGGCTGCCCGCCCTGCCGGCCGTGAGCACGGTCCTGCCGGACTTCTACCGGCCGGCCGACCAGGCGCTCATGGGGAGCGGCTTCCTGTTCGTGACCGAGGCCGACCGCGCGAGGATCTGGGAGAAGTGGATCCTGGCGCCGGAAGGACACATGGCCAGCTGCACGACCCGGACCTGCTGGGGAGATCAGGGCTTTCTCGCCCCGTTCCTGGCCGCGGGCCCGCGGTGGGGAAGCAACGTTGTGAGCTACAAGGTCCACTGCCGGATGACCGGCGTACCGGCCAGCGCGGACATCATCTGCTTTCACGGGCAGCCGAGGCCCTGGGCCACGCGGCTGTGGAAGGGATACGTCGCACGGCGTTAGTATCCGGGCCACCCCGATCGGGAGTTGGAATCCATGGCGCTTTCCGGATACGTCGACCTGAACGAGGCGAAAGATCAGTGCGTAGTTGAGCGCGCGAACCCGAACCACGACCAGCGCCTCGAGACCCTGCTCGCCGCGGCCGAGCGCGCGGCGGTGCAGTTCCTGAACATCGACAGCCTCGAGGATCTCGAGGACAGCCCACCGGTCATCGGCCAGCCGGCCATCCCCGAAGACGTGAAGTCGGCGATCCTGCTGCATGTCCAGATCTACTTCGATCGAGACGAGAAGCAGATCGAGGCTTTCCAGAAGGCATTCGAACGGCTGCTCTGGCCCTACCGCATAGGCCTCGGGGTATGAAACTGCGAATCGTTGTCGACCGGGAGAAGCTGGCGACGATGGTGCCCCAGGCGATCGCGCGCCTGGAGACGGTGCTCGAGGAGAACCGGGTGGCCGCGCTGCTCCAGGAGATCGCAAAGATCCTCGAGGAGTGCTTCACCGCCCAGTCCGAGGACGAGCGGTGATGGTCGGGGGGACCTGATGGCCTGCGGGCGATGTGGGAAGATGCGCCGCGTGCTGCCCCGCGTGTTGCGGCAACGCCTCGAACGGCTGGAGCAGAGACTCGATGCAAAGCCAAAAGCTAAGGTTCCTCGTGACGCTGCAACGCCGGGTGGACAACCAGGCACCGAGCGGCCAAGTCGTCCATAGCGTCGAGGACGTGGCTGACGTCTGGGCCGAGATCATGCCGGGCCGCGGGCGAGAGTTCTTCGCCGCCGCCCAGATCCAGGCCGCCGCGATCGCGGAGATCCGGATCCGGTACCGGGACGACATCGACGAGACCTGGAAGGTGAAGTACATCAAGCGCCACGACGAGCCCCAGCTGATCGAGTTCTGGGACGTTGCTGCACCGCCGGTGGCGGACGCAAAGACCGGGCGCGAGGACCTGCTGCTGTACTGCACGAAGGGAACCGCCGAAGGGTGGAGAACCTCATGACCAGCGCCGTCATCGGTGCGGCCGAGCTGCACAAGGCCCTGACCGACCTGGCCGACTTCACCACGGCTGAGTGGAAGACCGCGCTGCGGGGGGCCGTGCGCAAGCCGATGAACCAGGTGATGCGGCGGGCGCGCGCCAACATTGCGAAGATCTCGCCAGGCAAAACCCTGATCCACAAAACCTACCGAGGCCGCCAGGTGGGCGCCGGCTTCGCCTCCAGGAACCTGCGCATGGTGGTGAAGCTGGGCCGCAACGGTACCGCGCGGGCGATCCTTGGCGTGCGCGCCGAAGCCTTCTACGCCCTGCAGTTTTTCGAGAAGGGCACCGCGTACATTCCCCAGCAGCCCTGGCTGGTGCCGGCGCTCGAGGCCAGCAAAGACGGCGCGGTGCAGGAGGTCGGAGCGGCCATGAAGAAAACGATCGACGCGATCGCCAGGCGCCGCGCGGGCGCCGGCGCCACACGGAACCTGATCTGATGAACCTCGCCGCCGCACTCCATGCCGAACTGGCGACCAACACCACGACGGCCACGTACCTCGCCGGCCTGGCCGGAGCACCGAACCGGATCTACCCGCTGATGATTCCGCAGAAGGTGCCAGGCGGAGCGCCGCAGCTGCCCGCGGTGGTCACCGCCCTGACCAGCGTCGAGCGCCAGGTGTTGTACTGCGGGACGAGCGGCCTGGTGCGAAGCCGCGTCAACCTCGACTGCTACGCCCTGACCTTCGATGAGGCGAAGGAACTGGCAGACGCAGTGCGCCAGGTGCTGCAGGATTTCAACGGAATGCTCGGCCAGATCCTGGACGTGCGCAACGCGGCCATGGACACCGAGATCGAGCTAGTAGACATCGAACCAGGCATCTACCGCGTGTCCCAGTCCTGGGCGATTTGGCACGTGGAATAACGCGCCAGTTGTGGCAGGGGCCTAGATTGGCGAGAATCAGCCCCGCCCGCGCCGTCCACTCCCCGGAGGAAAGCACATGCCACCGTCACAATCAGAAGACACCCTGCTCGGCAATGAACTGCGCCTCCAGATCGGGGACGGCAACAGCCCGGAGGAGTTCTTCGACTTCTGCGCGGCCGGCGAAGTGTCGGGCATCGGCGAGACGAAGCCGCAGGTAGACGTCACCACGCTGTGCGACCTGGCCCGCAAGTTCCGCGGCGGCCTGCCGGAGGGCGCAGAGGTCACGGTCACGGCGAACCTCATCCCCGGCGACACCCAGACCCGCGCGCTGTTCCAGAGCTACAAGTCGGACGAGATCGTGAACTTCCGCCTCAACATGCTGGACACCAGCCCGGAGGAGTACTTCTCGTTTTCCGCCGCGGTGCTGGGCTGGAACATTGCACCACCGGTCGGCGAGAAGGCGACGATGTCGTTCACGCTGAAGATCAGCGGCGAAGTTGAGTGGGTGTACGTTTGAGCCGCTGGACGACGAAGACCGAGAAGGTCACCGTCGGCGAGAACAGCGTCAAGGTGCGGGGCATGACGCACGATGAGCGCCAGGAAATGTTCCGGCGCTCCAAGGCGGCGAAGACCGGCGAGGGGGATGCCCTGGCTGTGCAGTCGTACGTGCTGAAGACCGGCTGCATTGGCGAGCCGGCCTACTCCGACCAGGACATCAGCGACATGCCAGCCGAGCTTTCCGATGCCGCTGGTGAGAAGATCCTCGAGCTTTCGGGGATCAAGGCGGAGAAGGAAAAAAAAGCCGAGCCGACAGTCTCCTAACGCCAGAGCAGCTGGCGACCTGCCGCATCGCCTTCTTCCTGCGATGCACGCCCAGCGAGGTCGGGGAACTGCCGGCGACCGACTACGATCTTCTGCTGCGGTACTGGGGCGAGGAGCCATGGGGCGCCTACCGGGACAACCTGCACGCGGCCATCATCGCCGGCGAAGTGAGGCGCACGCTCACGCCGAAGGCTAAGATCGACATCGATCGGTTCATGATTGCGCACCCCAGGCGCCTGGCGCGGAAGCGAAACCAGGACTTTGTAGCTTCGCTGCAGGCCATGGCGGGGGGGATTCGCAAGCACGTATCTGAGGTCAAGCCGAAACCCCGTAGGCGCCGGAGCACCCCATGACAGATCTGGCACGGCTGGTCGTAGCCCTCGAGGCCCAGACGGCGAAGTACCAGGCCGGACTCGACCAGGCACAGAAGCGCCTCGATCGGTTCGACCGCGACCAGACCACGCTGCTCAGTGGGATCCAGAAGCGCTGGTCGAACTTCGGCACCACGATCGCCGGCGTGCTGGCGGGGATCAGCGTAGGGGCCGCCTTCCACGCGATCGTCAAGGCGACCAGCGAAGCCGAGGCCGCCCAGGCCCAGCTGAACAACGCCCTGCAGAACACCGGCGCCAACGTCGCCCTCGCCTCGGCCGAGTTCCAGAACTTCGCCACGGCGCTGCAGCGCACTACGACGTTCAACGACGAAGCGATCATCCAGGTGGAGAGCCTGCTGCTGTCGTTCCAGGGGCTGTCAGGACAGACCGTGAAGGACGCCACGGCGGCGGTGCTGGACCTTTCCACCCGCATGGGCATCGACGCCTCGAGCGCGGCCAAGATCCTGGGCAAGGCCCTCACGGATCCGGAGAAGGGCATGACCGCCCTCACGCGTGCGGGGGTGATCTTCAGCGACCAGCAGAAGGCACAGATCAAGGCGCTCAACGATTCCGGCCAGGCGGCCAAGGCCCAGGGGATCATCCTCGGGGAACTGGAACAGCGGTTCGGAGGCGCGGCGGCGGCGGCACGAAACACCTTCGGCGGTGCGCTGGCCGGCCTTAAAAACAGCTTCGATGATCTGCTCGAGGGCAAGTCAGGATTCCCGGCCGCCACCGAATCGATCAACAGCCTGACCGAGCTACTGAACAGCGATCGCATAAAGCAGGGCTTCGACACCATCGTGTCGGGCTTCGCGAAGATCATCGAGGTCGCGGCGAAAGCCGCGGTCGGGATCTCGGAGTTCATCACCGGCGCCAAGCAGAGCCTCGACTTCCTGCTCGGGTACCAGCCGGACATTCCGGCGATCGAGGTCCTGACCGAGAACCTGCGCGGGGCGAAAGCAACGCTCGAGGAGTTGAAGGTCTCCAGGATCACGACGCTGCTGAACCCATCGGCCCTCGAGGACCAGCAGAAGCTGATCGACAAGCTGGAGCAGACCATCAACCTGCGCCGGCAGATGGACGCGGCCAAGCCGAAGGGTGACACCCCGGACATAGCAAACCCCTTCGACCTCAACAGCCCGCTGAACTTCGTGACGGGCGGCACGCCGGAGGAGGACCCGGTCGAGCTTACGAAGAAACAGATGGCCGAGAAGCTGAAGATCGCCCAGCAGGAGGGCGAGGGCATCTACGCCGTGGAGCAGCTGGTCACCGAGCTGCACGACCAGGAACTGCAGAAGCGGTACGAACTGGACGACCAGTACTACCGGTCGGTGAACGACCTGACCGCGGCCAATGTGGACATGTTCAGCGAGGTCGGGAAAAAGCAGCTGGATGACCTGGCCGACATCACCCAGCGGCAGATCGAACTGGAGCGGGACAAGAACGAGCAGATCGCCGCATTCGAGGAGTCGCGGATCCAGGCGAGCGCCAACCTGCTGGGCATCCTCTTCGGCAAGCACAAGGTGGTGGCCGCCGCGATCTTCCTGCTGCAGAAGCGCCACGCGATCGCCCAGGCGGTGATCGACACGAAGAAGGCCGTGATGGCCACATACGCCAAGCTGGGGTACCCGTGGGGCATCCCGGCAGCGATCGCCGTGGGCGCGATCGGCGCGGCCTCCATTGCCGAGATGGTGGCCACGAACCCCGGCACCGCGGGGATCATCACCGGCGGCGGGGGGAATGGCTTCGTGCCGCCCGGCAGCCAGGACAACCCCATCCACACCACCGAGCAGGAGAGCGGGCGCCGCGGCGTGGACGACAAGCCGGTCACCCAGGTGATCTTTCAGGGCGATGTGTACGGGCTGGATGATTTCCAGGAGAAGGTCTTCGACGCCCTCGACACGGGCATCAACGTGCGCGACCGGGTGCCGATTCGCCTCAACAGCCGGCAGGCCATAGAGCTCAAGGGCTAGGCATGGGCAAGGTCGCCTACACGGTGAAGCGATCGCCGGTCTTCGGGCACGACCTGGACGATGCGGTGGAACTGGACATCGAGTTCCGCGATGCCATCCGGTCCCGGGCCGTGCGAAAGGAAGTGCACCGGGCGAGCGGCGGCATCACCGAGACGATCTACTACGGCGCGGATACCTCCTGGGAACTGGTGTTCGGGCCTTTCAACACCGAGCAGATGAACGGGGCGGTGAAGGAGTTCCTGGATTCCACTGCCGAGGGGGAGGAGTTCCGGGCCTGGATCTACGACGAGGACGATTCGCCGGGCACGTACCTGGACCTGCGGCGCACAAACACCGGCTACACCTTCGCGCGGATCCGCACCGCCAGCCTCCGCGTGAACGACGAGCATACGGTCTCCTTCACGGCGATCGAGACCGAGCCATGAGCATCATCGAGTACACCGCCCGCCGCTCCCTTTACGCCGATCACATCGCCGGCACGCGGTACGAGATCGAAGTGGACATCGCGATCGACAGCACCCAGCGCGAGATCGACGAGGTGAAGTTCATCGAGCGAAGCCCAGGCGGCGGCATGGAACAGGGCCTCGAGCGCATCGACGAATACGTGCCGATCCAGATCATCCTGGTGGGCGGCACGAAGCTGATGCAGCTGCGCGAATTCATGGACAGCACCGAGAGCGGGGAGACCTTCCGGGTCTATGTGTGCGAAGACGCGGACTCGCCACGGCAGCACCCGATCATCATCAAGCGCATCGATGACGGCCACACTGAGATGGCGTTCATCCGCAAGGGCACGCGCCAAGACGACAGCTTTAGCGTGAGCATCCGCGGGCTGGTGTCGTCGCAGACCATCGGAGGGGAGATCTCCGACACGGACGCTGGCGATATCTACGACGAGACCAACGACACGGGCGGCGGCGGCGGCGGGGGCATGGGCCCGCCGCTCTCAGCCCTCGAAGTGTCCCTGTACGCGCACGACATCTTCAACACGGGCATGACCGGCACCGGATCGCAGGAAGCCGGCGTGTCCTTCTGCTTCTCCACGGTCGACGGCGACTCCGTGACCTTTGGCAACATCCTGCTGCGCGGTAGGTATGCCGGATCGTTCATTGATCCGCGCTTTGATGTGGATGGCGTCGCCCACTACAACAGCCTGGAGTTGACCGACGAGTGGTGGGTCGGACCGGGCGCGCCGCCAGAGACAGATTACGAAGTTAAGATGGACCTCACGGAAACCCTAGCGACTGCGTGCTTTGTCGGGGCGGCAGAGGGCACGTGGGGGTCCTTCATTGACCTCGCCTCGACAACCCCGAGGTTTTCAGTCGGCTGCTTCTTCTTCAATTCCTCGGGCAACTGGACCGGCCAGGCTACGATGACGATCCGTCGCAAGGCGGACTCTGTCGTCATGGGCTCCGTTGTGTACGACATCGAACTGGACTGCACCTAGCCATGCGAACCTCGTCGCCATCATTTGCCTACGCAAACAACGCCTCGGAGAAGTCGCCGCGGTTCGTTGTCGGGATCCTCTTCGACGAGGAGAGCCTGTACTTTACGAGCCACGCTGGCATCGTCGACGTGCCGGGGGTGATCACCGAGAGCGTGCTGACCGTCAAGGACGCGGTCTCCCAGCGCATCGTTCCGGACGAGGGGCGAAGCGAGATCGGCGTGGTGAACTTCTCCCT